AATACTCATTCATAGCAATGCAATAAGCATCGAGTTTGCTATAAGTATCTAAGTCTATGACTGGTCGCTTCCTTGCCATAGATAAAGTGTTACTTACCTAACAGCTCGATGATTGTATCGACACGCGCTTCTAGTCGATTAACCTGATCCTTAATACTAGAGCCACCATTGGGCTTAAGTTCTGCTAAGTAATGCTTAACTAGAAACTGTAGAAACGCAGCTGTGCCGCCAAGGACAGTAACTATTCCAACGGCAACAGCCGAGATATCTACCGCGCTCATTACTTCTTAGGCGTTGCGTACCCGAATACGCCTGCTAATACCGCCCAGAGAACTGAACGATAATCAAGTGCAAAGTTAGATGCTCCCCATGCAGCTAGGAACGCTCCTGCTGTAAGGATTGCTGGATTCTTCATGTTCATACAGTTCCGCCTATCATTGGGATATTAAAGAACGAGCCATCTGCATCGCCCTTTTTAGTGAAAGAGATATGGCAATGCTTAGTATGCGGATTGATTCCAGAATACTTACGCCAGCGCCAGCCCATGCGAGAGGAAGCAATTTTGCCGTTGAAGATGATGTAACTAATTCTCTTGTCAGACTTTGCGCAGATTCGAATCTGATCTGCAAGGTCAGGCATGAGGTCGGGCTTTGCCTTACCAGATAAATCCCGGTCAATATCAATGGCTCTGACGATACCTTGTTCATTAGGATTGTGGTCAGAAGCACGCGTTGAATGACGGTAATCGCCAAGCCACCCATCGCTGGACTTATCCCTTGAACTGTAAGAATCATCGATCTGAAGCCTTAACTGTTGTCCGGCTTTGCATAACTTTGGGGTCATGCCAAGAGCGCAGTTACTTCTTCAGCTGTAAGCCCCAACTTCTCAATAACGGCTAATTTTGCCGCTACTTGAGATTCCTTGTTGGAATCTAATTGCAATGAAGCTTCTTTATCTGTTAGATATTGTTCAAGCAATTCCCCAGTAGGTTCGAACACTTCATCCCCTACCTGAAATTTGATGTTATTTGCTGATGCCATAAACACTCACCGCCCCTGTAAAAGTTCCACCGTAAATAAATGTCATTGAATCGAAAGAAGTTGATGCGTTAAATAATCCACCTAATTGGAAGGTTGCTTGGAGAATTCCAGAAGCGGATCCATTATAAGAAGTTAATCTTGAGGCATAAGGAGACCTTACGAAGATTTGATAATAGCCTGGTTTTGAACCAGCCCCTTCACACAGTTTAGTGAATGAAGTAGCGCCAGTTCCACTAGCATCATTTGTAGGCGCTGAACTGGAACTTAATGAAGCAGAGGTATAGCCTGAAGAATAATTTGATGTCGTGTCATCAGCTCCGCCAGTTCTCATTCGTGCAGAAATGTATGCCGTTGTGCTGGTAGTGGTTAGGTTTAGCATAATCATGTAATCATCATAAGTTGATGAAAATGTGCTATTTGGCAAACTTATGCTAGAAACTGCAGAAAATGATGTGGTGCTAATAAGTGTCAAAGCGCCAGCACTTCCTGCTGGTGCCCACTTTAGTCCAGTTGCTTCTGCTGAATCCGCAGTCAGCACATAACCATTAGTTCCGACTGCTAGGCGCGCTGGAGTGTCTGCCGCTGAAGCAGCAATGAGATCACCCTTAGCATCGACAATAGCGTTCTGAATGGCGTTTGAGTCATCTTGCGCGACCCATGAAAAGTCAAGGTCTGTTCCTGATGCCTTAGCTAATACTTGTCCAGTAGTGCCGCCCTTAAGGTCGACCATAGCTGTGTCGATATCTTGGCCAAGTGCAGCAATAGCGGTAGCGCCATCCTTTACTAGGTCTGTCGACTGAGGGATATCCCACCCAAAGTTCGTGGTTGTTGTTGCCATTACGCTACTACTCCTATCGCATCTAGCCAGGTTAGGCTTGTGTTAAGTGTGTTCCATGTCTCCGCTGCATTTACCTGTTCCCATTTTACCGCAACTTGGGAGAAGTTTATCGGAGAAGCGTTAAAAGTCAGGCTCAGGTTATTAAGGCTTGCTCTGAATGTCCATCCCTCGATGTAACCCTGGAATGAACCGCCGGTGATATTAGGCGGTAGATTTTGAATCCAGACTGGTTGGCCTAGGAAGATGTTAATAAGGGCATCTCTGTCAGCGTTATCAATTTCCGGGTTTCCGAGAACGAAAGTAATGCTCTGGAACTTAGGGTACGGATTGGCTCTAAGCTCGATGTAACGATCTGCCAAGGCTTCAGCATCTGAAGTGCTTTTGATTCGAGAAGTATAGGATTCTCCATAAACGCCATAAAGAGACTGGCTAGTTAAGTCCTGAGCGACATAGGACTGGTTGCCATTGTTATCGTAAATAATGTTGAAATAGTTTCTAAGGTCTCCAGCGCGAGTAGTCGCAGCTAGTCCTAGTCCATTGGCATGGTTAGCATCGAGAGTGGTATAGCCGTTGGCCGCTAGGTAATCCTGTCGATGTGTCTGGTCTGCGTAACCGATATTGCCATTGGAATCCTCGTAAAGAACGCCGAAGGCTGAATTCGCAATATCTGTGCAAAGTGTGTAAAGGTCTGTTGGGCTAGATGATCTTGCGATAAGTTGATAATCGCCCGGCTGGTCAATTTCACCTAAGCCGATGTTAACGGCATTAGCCCAAGTCTCAGTAGGGTCATAAGTAGCCCAAGTTTGAGCCGCTGGAACTTCATTCCATTGGCCTAAAAGATAGCCTGAGAGAAGTGTGTATATCTGGTCTCCATCAAAGTCTTGAGACAGAATTCCGTTATCAATAATCTTAGGAAGTTTAGATAAGGCTCCAAGAGCTGTAATGGTTGCTACGGTGGTGTAGCCAAGGTCACCGGCTCGATTGACGGCGATAGTGAAGTCTGAAATATATCCACCGAAAATAGGGACATAAGTTCCAGATGAATTAGTTACCTCTACTGCAAGGCCAGTTCCAACCGTAAAGTTATAACTAGAATTATTCAGGTTCATCAACTGCAACTGGCAATAGCCTGCTAATGGCTGGACATTGATATCGGTTCTGCCTGAGGTAACCGTAAGGTTAGCGATAGTTACATCTGTGACTTCATCGCCATCAACTAGGACTTTATAGGAAGGTGTATAGGCGGTCATACGAATACGAGTCCAGAGCCACCGAGTGTTCCTCGAGCTGAGGAATCATTGAGAAGTCCTACGATTTGGCGAGCAGTTGATTCGCTGTCGATTGCGCCATTTACTGTGATATTAGTGGTGCCGGTGCTTGCCGCTATATAGCGCGGAAGTGAAGGAGTCTGTAATTGAATTGGTGGAGCTGCTGGCGCAGATGGGGTAGTAGCTCCGCTGTAAGAGGCGCCAGAGAAGAAGTTACCTACCGCTGAGCCTGCACCCTTAATAGCATCGATAATGCCCTTGATAGTGTTATAAATCTTAGTAATCTGATCTACGAAGTTAGCAAACTGGTCAATGATTGTTGAGATTATCTTGCCAAGTGCCTTAAAGGCTAGGCCAAGAGTTTCCCCAATGGCAGGAGCCATATAAGTAACTACGAAATCTGTAATGTTCTTGAGAAGGTTAAAGAATGGGCGAAGCTCGTCATTGTTCTCAGCAAGAGAATTGCGTACAGAGGTAAAGGCTGATCGTAGGCCGTTAATGATTGGCTGGAGAACCTTCATAACTGGAGCGAGTTTATCGCCTAGGTTTGAAGTAAAGTCCTGAATTGCAGGAATAACATTCTTAACTAAGGTTTCGACCATAGGGGTAATGGCATCGAGGATGTAAGCGCCAACTGTTTCTTTGCCTTCATCGAAGGCTACTGTTAGACGAGCCAACTTACCTTGGAATGTATCGGCTTGCTTTGTTGCCTGGTTCTCGAAAGTGCCAGATAGTTTTGCTGTAATCTGGTCGAATGAAAGCGTGGCTAGTTCAGCTTTAGTTAGTCCTACACCTAAGCGGCTAAGGCCTGCTAGGTTGCCTTCCTGCGCCTTTGAGAGGCTCTCTGTGACTGCCTGTAGAGACTTGCCACTACCAGCCGCGATATCTAATGCAAGGGTCTGTAATTGCTGCGCCTTGTCTAAATCTTTAGTGGCTCTGGTCAAACGATCTAACGATGGGCGAAGCTCGTCATCTGCAACGCCTGTAGCCAAGGAAGTCTTAAGGATGTAATCCTCTGTAGCGGCTATCTGAGCATCGGTTGCCTTAGTTACATTGCGAAGAGTATTCGCTAACTTTGCCTGGGCTGCTTCATCCTCGATGGCTGACTTAACGCCATCAATGGCTAACTTGCCTGCATAGGCTACGGCTGCTGCTCCAGCAGCTGCAAAGGCTGCTCCTGCTATCTTGCCAAACTTAGCGACCTTATCGCCAAAAGTAGCGACATCTTTATCTGCCTTGTCGAGGTTCTTAGTAAAGTTATCGACATCGGCAAGCAGCTTGAGCGTTAACGCTCTTGTACCTGTTGCCATTATGTCCACTCCTTCAA